GTTGATATGGTTGCCTAAGTCATTGATTCCAAAGGGAAAGAAAATCAAATTATTTCGCTTTGGCCCCTTGACTTTTGCTTCCCAATGTAGTAAGCTAGTATAGTAAAGTGAGAAATTGAGAGAGAGTTACATTATGAGTATTAAACAGAAAGATCAGTTGTTGTCCGCCCTCGCTGAGTCAAACAATCAGTCAGGTGTCTTTTCAAAATCAGAAGTTATGGATATTGCCCGCGAGGCGGGTCTCAAAAATCCAATGTGGTTTTTCAAAGAGGCCAAAGTTGGTCGCAACCAATTCAATCCAATGATGGTTGGCCAAATTGTGCAAATGCCGAAACCCGCGGCAGTGATTCAATCCCAACCCCAACCCGAACCAGTTGCAGTCGCCGCTGCTAAGGTTCTCAGTCAGGCGAAACTTGTTGTGGAAATTGAAAACCTAGTTCCCGCCAAAGATTCGACATACGTTCCTTTCGGTTTCTACCGTGACCTAGTGAACATTGTCAAGTCTGGTATGTTCTACCCCACATTCATTTGTGGTTTGTCCGGTAACGGTAAAACCATGATGGTCGAACAAGTCTGCGCTAAGTTGAAGCGAGAGGCAATCCGCGTCAACATCTCAATCGAAACCGATGAAGATGATCTGATTGGCGGTAACACGCTTGTAGATGGTAACGTAGTCTATCGTGAAGGTCCGGTACTGACCGCCATGAAACGTGGCGCAGTGTTGATCCTTGATGAGATTGACCGTGGATCAAACAAGTTAATGTGTCTACAGGCAATCCTTGAAGGTAAACCCTACTTCAACAAAAAGACTGGCGAAGTTATTACTCCCGCCTCTGGTTTCAATGTGATCGCTACTGCGAACACCAAGGGCCGTGGTTCCGATGACGGTAAGTTCATGGGTGCCCAAGTTCTTGATGAGGCATTCCTCGAGCGATTCGCAATCACAGTCGAACAAGAATACCCTTCTGCCGCTCAAGAGAAAAAGATTGTCCTCAACAAAATGTCAGTTGCCGATTGTGTTGATGATGAGTTTGCCGATAAGTTGGTGCTCTGGGCAGATGTGATCCGAAAGACTTTCTATGAAGGTGGCATTGATGAGTTGGTTTCGACTCGCCGTCTGGAACACATTGTCAAGGCGTTCGCCATGTTTGGTGACCGACTCAAGGCGATTCAGTTATGCGTCAATCGATTCGACACTGACACCAAGTCTGCCTTCATTGACCTGTACACTAAGGTTGATGCTGGTGTTGATCTAAACCCGACTGAAGATGAAGTCAATGATGACAACCCAAAGGCAGATGACTATGACATCTAATATCGATTATAGATATAACGAGTTTGCCTTGATTAGTGAGTTGGAAGATTATGTTAATTCTACATATACCGAACACTACTCCAAGAACAAGTTTCAGGCCACTGAGTTTATCATTGACGGTGGCCACGGTGAAGGTTTCTGCCTTGGTAACATCCTAAAGTACACTCAACGATATGGTAATAAGGAAGGCAAGAATCGTAAAGACCTCTTGAAAGTACTTCATTATGCCCTAATTGCACTGCATGTTCACGATTTAGAACATCAGTAAAGTTCGCCCTTGCGGCGGCCGAGAACCGACAGGCCTCTCTCACTCTCTCTCAATCTGTCGGTTCTCGGTTTTTTTTATTATAAATAGAGAGAGAAATATATCAACCCCGTAATGGAGAGAACAATGGCTTATAGAAAAGTTACAACGTTTACAAGAACCGATGCAGAATCAGAGTGGCCTTTTTGGGCAACAGACTTGCAGGGTACTGACTACGACACTCAATCCACTGCTTGGCTGGATTGGATGACCGGAAGAACGGATGTCTCAATGACAAATGACTTCAGTGATCCTTTGAGTGTTGTGATTAAATTAATCTTTGCGGATGAAGCAGCATACATTGCTTGGAATACTGCAAGGGAAGATGCTGGACATCCAGATGATTACTTGGGTAACTCAGAAGTGACTAGTTATTGTAGTACAAATGATATTACAATCGCTCACACTACGGAGTCAGATTAACCCTTGACATTTGAGTGTCGTTTTGTTATTATGTAGTTTGTTTGATTGGAGTTTATTATGATGAAAGTTTCTAAGTCCACACTTGACACATTCAAGAACTTTGCCTCTATTAACACGAACCTTCTGGTCCGTGAGGGGCAAACTCTTGCTACTGTGTCAAATTCTATGAACATTCTGTGCCGTGCAACGGTAACGGAAAGTTTTCCTAAAGAGTTTGCGATCTACGATCTCAACCAGTTTTTGTCTCTGCTGACAATGGATGAGAACGCAGACCTTGAGTTTGGTGATGAGTCTGTCACCGTACAAACCAATGCTGGTAAGTTTGAATTCTACTATGCTGAACCGTCTGTGATTAAAGCTGCACCAGACAAAGAGATTCAAGTAGAAACTTTGTATGAATTCAATATCACCAAAGAAAATATTCAGACAATCTATCGTGCCGCGTCTGCCATCTCTGCTCCTTTCTTGCGAGTAGTCGGTGACGGGCAACAGGTACTCATGTCTGTCGGTGATCCAAATACTCCCAAGAGTAATTCTTTCACAACAGTTCTTGGTGATAGTAGTTTGGAATTCGATGCACGACTCTCAATTGAGTCTCTAAAGGTCATCCCTGATTCTTACGTTGCTACAGTCGGTAAAGCGCCAGTAATTATGTTTGTTAATGATGAGAGAACATACTGGTTGGCGTTGGACCCAAGCTCAAAAACACAGTAAGAGGTTCTACATGTTAGAAGTAGGTCAAAGACTTCCTATGGAAGTCCTGTTCAATACCCGTGTCCGATGTCCTCAACTGGACTCTAGGGGTCATCCCAATCCCTTCAAGTGGGAGGCAGTACTTTCTGGTGACTTGTTCAGTGATAAGAGAGTCATTCTCTTTTCATTGCCTGGGGCTTTCACTCCGACATGTTCTGCGTATCAATTGCCAGGCTATGAAGAGAACTATGCATTTTTTCGGTCTAAGGGTGTAGACGAAATCTACTGTCTCTCTGTCAATGATACTTTTGTGATGAACGCATGGTTTAGACACCAGAATATCAAAAGTGTAAAACCAATTCCCGATGGTTCTGGCATCTTCACCGAAGAGTTGGGTGTGCTGGTTGACAAAGATAACCTTAGTTTTGGTCAACGATCTTGGAGATATTCTCTGTTGGTAAATGACGGTGTTATCGAAAAGGCTTTTGTCGAAGATGGTATGGCACACAATGCTGCGGATGATCCATATGAAGTATCTGATCCCGCAACAATGGCATCATACATTATGAATGAAAGTGAAGTCGGCGGCAAGCAACTAGAACTTAATTTGGAAGAGTCTCTTGGGACTAAAGATAAGATTGGTGGATAAGGAGTAGTATGGCTACTGCATGGAGAAGTAAGAACGCTCGTGGTCGGCGTATGGTGGCACTTGAAAACCTCAAGAGTGCCAAGTTTTTTCCCAAAGGTGATCGCACCGAAGAGAAGTGGGAAGAGAACCGACAGAAACAAATTGAGGTGCTTGAAAAAAGGATATAGTGATGAATGAATTTCTCTGGGTGGAGAAGTACAGACCCCAAACTATTTCGGAGTGTGTACTCCCGAGTAGACTGAAGGATGTATTTCAATCTTTTGTTGACCAGAAAGAAATTCCTAACATGTTGCTCTGTGGTACTGCCGGTACAGGTAAGACCACAGTTGCTCGTGCTCTTTGTAATGAATTAGATTGTGACTACATTATTATCAATGGATCAGATGAATCTGGCATTGATGTTCTCAGAACAAAGATTAGGGACTTTGCAAGTACGGTAAGTTTCGGTGGTAAGACCAAGGTGGTCATACTGGACGAGGCAGACTATCTAAACCCCAACTCAACGCAACCAGCTTTGCGTGCCTTTATCGAAGAGTTCTCCAAGAACTGTCGATTTATTTTTACCTGTAACTTTAAGAATCGAATCATCGAACCGCTCCATAGTCGGACAACGGTGGTAGAATTCAAACTCAAGAAAGAAGAGAAACCCCAGATGGCATCTGCCTTCATGGCTCGCATCTCAAATATCTTGGGTGAAGAAAACATCGAATACTCTGAGAAGGTTCTCGCTGAACTTCTGATGAAGTATTTCCCAGACTATCGTAGGACACTGAACGAACTTCAGCGGTACTCCAAGTTTGGTGCAATCGATGAGGGTATCCTGAGTAACATTGCCGAAGTCAACATGAAGGGACTGTGTGACAGTCTCAAGGACAAAGACTTCAAGAAGATGCGGCAGTGGGTCTCCAACAATGTGGATACCGACCCCCAAGGTTTGTATCGCAAAATCTATGACACTCTGTTGGACAAAGTTGTACAGGTGCCACACCTTGTTCTGTTGATTGCAGACTATCAGTACAAGTCAGCATTTGTTGCGGATCAAGAAATTAATCTGACCGCATGTCTGGTTGATATCATGGCAAACGTGGATATGAAATGAGGGAGATATCAGGCGATCTATCCAAAATTGGCCAAGGTGCTGCAGAAGCAATTGCTGAGGAAACTTTGCAACACGGTGTTGTTGTTATACGCAATCAAAACCTGACCCCAGACGAAGAGGTTAGGGTTTGCAAGATGATCGGGAATGTACAAGAGTACACGGACACGGAGAGAACAAAACATATTGCCTGCCACCCAAACATTCTGCGGGTTACCGGACAGAAAGATCAACACGGTGAGCCAGGATTGTTTGGACACACAAGTGCTCTTGACTGGCATGCCAATCAGGCAAGTAACTATGACCGTGATCCCTTGATCTGGTTGTATGGTGCTCAGGGTACTGCTGGTAGTTGTACCAGTTGGATTGACATGAGACAAGCATATGAAGACTTGCCTAGAGATGAAAAGAATCGTCTACGAAAACTAAAGATCACTCTGGGATATAAGTCTGGTTCTTATTCTGACAGTGAGTTTTTCCAAGAACATCATGCTACTGACAGACCGTTTGATTTGGTGTATACTAATGAGTATGGTATCACTGGTCTCTACTTTCCGTTCCTACAGATTTTTGGTATGCAGGGGGTAGACAGAGATGGGTTTGACAATACCATGGCAATGCTCAAGGAACATGTGCTACAAGATCAGTACAGGTATGACCATCATTGGCAAGACGGTGATGTGGTTATCAGTGAACAGTGGTTGACTATCCACAAGAGGTGGGAGTGTGATTTCATGGAAGACAGAGTTTTGCACCGAATCGCATTTGATTATAGTAAGGTGAAGGTATGATTTGGTTATTATTCATAGTGTTATCCCAAGAACCCGTAGACGTTCATGTTCTGGAAGGTACTTTTGAAACGAAACAAGAATGTCAGGATGCTATGATTGCTCATGTTATTATGGCTGGTTTCTCTGGTCAAGAGTTTAAAGCTGCTTACTGTGAGGAGACAGAATATGAGTCTCGGTGATCTGCTGGGTGAAAAACCTAAACAAGATATCGACGTAGAACAGTTTCAAGTCAAACAAAAGTCTATCAGTCCGTTTGACTTTGCTGGTAGTATCACTCACACCAAAGAAAATTTGATGGTAGATGATTGGTCTGAGAAACAGTACAGTCCTTTCATTGTGAACAAGTCTCTATCGCATGGTAGTGACACGGTTCATGCGGCAAACGAGATGAATGCCAGACCGCACATTGACCACAAGTTACAGTATGATTTTTTGCGCGGCATCATCCGCAAGAAGAAAAGATTCAACAAGTGGATCAAACCAGAGAAAGAAGAAAACATTGAGATCGTCAAAGAGTATTTTGGTTATAGCAATGTGAAGGCAGTTGAGGCTTTGAGGATGCTCAGTGATGATGATCTTCAGAGGATTAGAAAACTACTTAATAAGGGTGGATAAAAAATCAGCAAATTATAAATAATCTTCATAATAATTAGAATTTTTTTGAAGGTTGTTTAAAATGAGTGAAGATTTTTTTGATATTGATTTTCCAGATTATACGCCAGTGGAAGTAAAGTTAAAAAGTGACGATGACTTTTTGAAGGTTAGAGAGACACTATCTAGAATTGGTGTCGCATCCAAGAAAGAAAAAGTCCTGTATCAGTCTTGCCATATCCTGCACAAGCAGGGTAGATACTTTATCACCCACTTCAAAGAGCTCTTTGCCTTAGATGGCAAACTTGCTGAGCTTAGTGAAAATGATCTGATGAGAAGAAACTCCATCGCCAAGTTATTGCGCGATTGGGGTTTGATAGAATTATGCGAACCAATTTCCGAAGAGAAGTTGGCGCCGATGAGTCAAATCAAAATTCTGCCTTTCAAGGAGAAGAACGATTGGACTCTTGTTACCAAGTATAATATTGGTAGAAAAAAATAATTATATAAGGCAAGCAGTCTTATATATATTATCGTATCGCCGTAAGGGATACGCAATTTAAACTCGCTGAAAAGGAGACTAAAAATGGTCACACGCAGATATGGTGTAGCTGATATCGATAAATTTGTTGAACAATACAGACCCTTCACTATTGGGTTTGACAGATTGTTTGACAACCTGACATCGGTTAGTGAACTCGCAAACAACTACCCTCCCTACAACATCGTCAAGCAAGACGATGAGAATTACGTCATTGAGATTGCCGCTGCTGGCTTCCGAGATGAAGAATTCGCAGTCCATCTTGTACCAGAAGGCAACAAACTTGTTGTCCAAGGAATACAGGATCGGGGAGAAGACACTAAAGAATATCTTCACAAAGGTATTGGTGCTAGAAACTTTACTCGCACATTCGCTCTGACGGATGACGTAAAGGTAGACGGTGCTGACTTTGATGATGGTATGCTTTACATTTCTCTGCAAAAGGTAGTGCCAGAGGAAAAGAAAACCAAGATCATCGCAGTCAAAAAGGGAACGCCGCAGTTCCTTCAAGAAGGAGCGTCATGAAGACTAAACATGTATGGCGTAGAACTAATACATATGGAATCTACGCCCTATCCATAGTGATAGGTTTCGCTACTATCTATTGTGTTGCTGCAATATTTTAAAAGGAAGATTATGTTATGAGTGAAGAAGAAATGGTAGATGCCAACGGCAATGAAGAAATATCAATGGAATTCCAAGACCCCGCACGAAATTGTTTGGGTGTTAGGATACAGGGAATTATGACTGACATCATTGGATACCTTAGTGATGAAAAGGAAGGTCACAGATTTGTTCTGGAGAACCCTGCTGAGATTCACTACAAGAAGGAAGAAAATGCACCAGAAGGACAATTCAAGATTGTCTTTGTCCCCTGTTGCCCTTCCAGTAATGGTGTACTTTACATACCGTATGGCAATCTAAATTATATCTTTGATGTTAAAGATGATATCAAGGCAGAGTATGAGGATAAGTTCCGACATACCCTGACCAACGTGAGTAAGTCTAAACAATATCAAGGATAACCATTGACACGAACATCTTGTTGTGGTACTATAATGTTTGTTGTTTCTTTTGGTTATGAATAGATGTCACAAAACTTCTACACTTATGCATGGCAGTATGGCAACTCTATACTAGTGCGTGGGGTGAGGAATGGAAAACGGTTTACCGAACGCCATCCCTTCACCCCAACTTTGTATGTAAAGTCTGCCGAACAAAGTGAATACAAATCTATCGACGGTCAGAATCTAAAGGCAATTACCTTTGGAGATAACTCTGACTGCAAAGAATTCTTGGATAACTATTCCAAGGTTGAAAACTATCCCATCTATGGTCAGACCGATCTGACCTATCAATATCTATCTTCCGTCTATCCCGATACACTAACATTTGATATGAGTCAAATGAAAATCTTGTCTATCGATATTGAGACTACCGCCGAACATGGGTTCCCAGATGTCGAGAACCCCATCGAAGAAGTTCTTCTTATCTCTGTCATTGACAATGCCACAAAAGAAATCCACACTTGGGGTGCGGGTGAGTGGAAGTGTGTTTCAGAGGAAGTCGAAGGACTACCCGTGACCTATCACTATTGCAGTGATGAATATGATCTGCTGGAACAATTCATGCAGTGGTGGGCTAGTGACTATCCAGACATTGTTACTGGTTGGAACATGGAACAGTTTGATATGCCCTACTTGGTCAACAGGATTGACCGAGTGTTTGGCAACGATGCTAAAAACAATCTCAGTCCGTATGGCATGACTCGCAAACGCATGGTGCGGGGACACAACCGAGAGATCATGAAGATTGATATGAAGGGTGTGATTCAACTTGACTACATGGACCTGTACAAAAAGTTTACCTACACCTTCCAAGAATCTTATCGACTTGATTACATTGCCGAGGTAGAACTAGGAAAGAACAAACTTGAAATGGGGTTTGAAACTTTCCGAGAGTTTTACGAGGGTGATTGGAACAG